CGGCGTGATGCGCTTCCATTCCTTGCGCGCCTCGGTGCCCAGGTGCTTCGGCGGGCTGGGCACCTCGATGCGCGGGTTTACGCCTGCGGCGAGATCCAGCGAGCGCTTGCCGGCGTTGCCTTCCAGCAGTTTCAGGGCCGTAGGCTTCGGCAGCGGCCCACGCGTTCCACTCATAGTCAATCCTTTCGGGGTACCCCCCCCTCCAAAACCTGCGCGCACAAAAATTTGGGGAACCGGCCGGTTTCCGGTGAATGGGGTTCAGACTTTTGACACCCCCTACCCCCCGCCGGCGTGCGAGCGGGTCAGGGTTCGCGGTAGTGGCCCCAGGCGCGCTGCACGCCGCGCGCGCGCTCGGCCTTGCTCTTGGCGTCGTGGCAGTCGGCGCACAGGCCCTGCACGTTGGACTCAATGTCCTCGCCGCCCTCTTCCAGCGGGATGATGTGATCGCGCTGGGTTGCCAGCGTCACGCGCCCATGGCGCTTGCACTCGGCGCACAGCGGATCGCGCTCAAACAACTGGGCGCGCAGGCGCTGCAGCTTGCGGCCGGTGACACGCTTGGCTGCCGTGGGCTTCTTGGCCCATGCCGCCTTGGGGTGCTTCGCGCACCGGCCCGTGCCGTCACGAACCAGCACACCGCAGCCAGGATGACTGCAAGGGCGAGGGGCGGCAACAGGCATGGGGTGGGCTCCAAAGAACAAAACCCCGACAAGCTCAACGCCTGCCGGGGTTTCTCCCCTGTGGGTGCGGGTGGGGCGCACCAATCACAAGATGCCTGGAATCTACCAGAAAGGTCTATGGTGTAAAACGCCCCGCGCGTCTATAGCTGGCCGCGTCGCATCTTGTCTATTGACACTGCGCGCTTACGCTCACGCTCGATAGCCTTGGCATCCAGCCAGGCCGCTATGGCATGGTCCGCCTGCTCCAGCTGCGCCTTGATCGTGGATTCCGCGCGCTGCATGCGCTGCGCGGTCTGCTTCACCCCAAGGTCCTTCAGATAGATGCAGTCCAGCGTGACGTACAGGTGCCCCTTGCCCAGCTTCAGCGCATTGACCGCCTCATCGGTCTCCACCGCTTCATCCTCGAAGTGCGGGATGCTGGCGCCGTTGTAGCTCCCGCGCATCCACACATCCACTGCCAGGATGCTGCGGCTGTGAAACCCCAGGCCGCTGTCATTCATGCGCGCTTTCCACAGCGCCCAGTTATCCAGCCGGCGCTTGATGTGCTCAAGCCGCGCCATCGCCCGCCCCCTTGCCCTCGCCCGCCGGCAGCTCACCCCACATGCACACGTGTGCACAGCCGAACTGCACCAGCTGCTGCGCCACCGCCGCCTGCACCGGGTGGCCATCGAAGGGCGTGCCGACCACATACCCGCGTTCCATCGCCCAAAAGCACAGCGGCTCACCGCGCAGGCCTCGCCGCACCAGGCCGTAGGCGCCCTGCCCTATCTCTGCCGCCTTCGCCTGGATCGCCGCATACACGCCGGGCATGGCCGTCTTGATGGTATGCAGGCCCCGCTGAACTGCTGCTGCCTGGGCTTCGGTCATTGCTGCTGCCCCTTGCCGGGCCTGTTGAGGTGGCCGAGTGTCCATACTGTCCATCCTTTTCTATAGAGATCAACGGGTGAGTGGGATTGCGCCTGCGCGTACGCGAACGCAGGTGCGCCTGCCTGCGCCCGCCCGCACCGTAAGAGGCGCGGGGCCCATGCCGCAGGCCTTGGGCAATGCAGCGGCCTCAACTCCAGAAACAAGGGAATTGGGGTAGCTGGTGGTGTCCATGCAAACGCGTGGACACCGTGGACACTTGGACACTCAACTCATGGGCGACGGAAGCGCCATCCCCGCCACTGCACCGCAGGCCGGGCGCGTGGCGCTCCGGGCTGGCACCGTGGCGCGAATCACGCCTCCCCCACGGTGTGCGGTGCAGCGCGTTTCAAGCGCTGCGTGTGTGATGCGAGGCATGGCCTCAGAAAGGCGCATCGTCATCCTCCTGCGCGGCCAGGTAGTCCCCGGCGGGCGATGCGGGGGGCGGCGGCTCATGTGGCGCTGCAGGTGCTGGCGGCACGTCGTCCAGTTCATCGCCTGGTGCGCCACCGTCCTGGTCCAGTCCTGTGGCACGATCCTTGGGCGGCCACACGGCCGGGCGCTGGAAACCCCAGGCCCGCACGCCGTTCACCTGCTTTTTCACGCGCTCCCAGCCCTCATGCTTCAGCCAGGCCGTGATCTGCCCCTGTAGCCCCGGCGGCGCCTTGGCCGCGTCCACGCCCAGCGACTGCACCAGCTGCGCAATCGTGACGAACGCCGCCTCGCAATGCACGAACGACAGTGGCCCGTTGGCATTGGGATTGGGCTTGCGCGTCAACACCGCCAGCAGCTCGCTCTCCACGGCCGTCTCCACAAGGCGGCTTTCCTGCATAGGGTGGAACAGACGCGCCTCTTCGTCAGCCGTGGGTGTGTAGCGCTCACCCTGCAGGTACAGCGCATAGGCCTCTGCCAGCAGCTGCTCACGGTACTTCGCCACCCAGTCGGTATTGATGATCTTGCGCACCGGGATGGGCCAGAACCGCCGGTTACCCGTGCGGTCGCGCAGGTAGGTGTCTTCATTCGTGGTGCCCACCAGCACGCATTGGCGCGGGAAGGCCTCCACCGTGCTGCCGTAGGCCACCCGGTAGCGGTCCACCTTCGAGCTGATGAACGCCTTGATCGCGCCCACCTCGGCCTTGCTGAAGTGCGTCAACTCCGCAATCTCATACAGCCAGCAGCCCTGCACCTGCTCCGGGCCTTCCTTGCCCTGGCCCACCTGGAACGGCGTGTCGCTGTAATACTCGCTGCCCGCCAGCACCTCCACCAGCGTGGACTTGCGCAGGCCGCCCGTGCCCTCCAGCACCGGGCAGTAGTCGAACTTGCAGCCCGGCTCCATCACCCGGTACACCATGCCCAGCAGCCAATAGCGGCCCACCAGGCACAGGTACTCGGCCAGCGCCGGGCGCACGCTCTCAGGCGTCTCCCCCAGTGCGTGCATCAACCACTTGTCCAGACGGCGTTTGCCGTCCCACTGCAGGCCGCCCAGCCATTCGCGCACCGGGTGGTAGCGGCAGGCATGCGCCACTGTCTGGATGCCCTCCTCCAGGCTCGCCTTGCTGATGCTGGGCAGGCCCCACTCATCGCTCATCCACTTGCCCAGGGCCAGCGCATCCGCGCCGCGGATCTCGCCCGGCTTGCTGTAGGCCCAGGGGAAGGCCTTGCGACACACCACACTGTTGCGCAACTCGTCGTAGGCCAACACGTCCTGCAACGCGGGCGCATGCTCCAGCGCCGCGATCACCGTCTTGCGGCTCACGTTCCAGCGCTTTTTCTCGCGGTCGTAGTACCAGCTCAGCCACTCAGGCACCAGCCGCGCGCCGCACTTGACCAGGTCATCGCCATGCTCATCCGGCGAGGCCGCGCCATCCGTGCCAACGGGGTCATCGATTTTTTTTCCAGCCGGCGCAGCAGCTGCGCCCGCCTCGGGTGCAGGCGTATCCACCAGCGTGATCGCCTCGCCAAAGAACGCCAGCACGCGCTCGCCCGTCCACCCGTCCACCTCAATGGCATCCTTGGCGTCCCAGCCATCGGGCAGCTCGCCGGGCTGCTTGATGGGCAGCAGGCTCACCGTGCAGCCATGCGTGTCGCGCAGCAGCGCCCCAATGGCCCGCTGCGCCTTCATGCCAGGCTGATCCAGGTACGGCAGGTACGGCTTGCTGTCCTTCAGCGCCTGTAGGGCGGCGGCATCGCCCTCGGGCAGCGCCTTGCGCTCCTTCACCGTGGGCTGCTCGCGCTTGCTGTCACAGTCAGGCCACAGCAGCACCGTGCAGCCGGCCAGCCAGCTCCAGTCCGCTTTCTGCCAGGCCTTGCAGCCGCCGGGCCATCCCACCACGCAGTACACGCCGGGCGCATGCGCGTCCAGCAGCTGCTGCAGCACATCACCCTTGCGCTCGCCCTCCACCAGCACCACCGTGCGGCCCTTCGGCAGTGTGCGGCCCGGCAGGTACAGCGGGCGCGGCTCCTCCCACTGCTTCCAGTGCCAGCGCGCGCCGCCCTTGGTCACGCTCTCGCACCAGGTGCGGGCAATGTCATCTTTGCCGCCGTCGCTGGTCTTGAACCGCACCACGTAGCCGTACAGCTCGCCCTCGCACCAGTACTCGGACACGTGCACGATGTCATCCGCCGTGCGGTGCTGGTGCTGGTAGTTCACCGGCGGCGCGTACGCCGGTACCGGCGCAATGGCGCGCCACTGCTCGCGCGGCTGCTGGGCGGGCTTGGGCTCAGGCGCGGGCCGTGGCGGGCGCGGAGCAGGTGCGGCGCCATCGGCGCCCTTCACCACGCCGGCCACGCTCTCCAGCCCTTCGGCGCGAGCCAGCTCCACGCAGGCCTTCGCCATGGTCAATCCATGGATGGCCGCGTACAGGCTCAGCAGATCGCCGCCGCGCTCATCGCTCGAAAAGTCCGCCCACGCGCCCGTCGTCAGGTTCACCGAGCAGCTGCTGCCCTTGCCCCCAGCAAGTGACCCGCACACGTACTCATGCCCCCGGCGCACACCACCCGGCAGCCATGCGGGCACCAGCGTGTCAGCACTCTTGAGCAGCTCGGCCGCCAGCGCCGCAAACTGCAGCGGCGGCAGGTCTTTCTTGTGGCCGTCAGCCATGGCGCGCCCTCCGCGCCACCAGGGCAAGGGCGACACAAGCCAGCGTCCCACCGCCGGCAGGCTTGTCGTAAAAGTGCATGCGCCCTACCCCACCCAGGCCGTCATCACGCTGGCCAGGCCGCGCGCGTCATGTGCACGGCGCGCCGCGCGCTGCACGGGCACGTACTCATTCACCGGCCGGTTGCGGTAGTCCACGCGTCGCGTGCGCGGCACGTCCAGCACTCCCGCGCGGCGCATGTTGCGCACCGTGTCCTGCGCGGCCTTCATGCCAACGCGCGCGTGGTGCGCCATCTCACGCAAGGTGGGCGCACGGTCTGGGCGCTGCAGATCCTTGCACGCCTGCAGCAGCGCCTGGTGCACTTCACCGGGCTGCTTCATCGGGCGGCCTCCACGGCAGCACGGTGCTGCTGCACCTCGGCCGCATGGCGGGCCTGCAGGTTGCGCATCATCACCTGGCCTGCGGCCACCACATCGGCCCATTGCTGGTCCAGCTCACGCAGTTCTCGCTCGGTCACGCGGCCGTCCGCATCGGCATCGGCCACAGAGGCCACCACCTCTGCGCACTCGCGCATCAGCGTTGCCACATCCCTGGCCGTAGCAGTACCACCCTCCCCCGCGCGTGGCAGCACGACCAGCAGAGCTCCAACGGTTTGCGCCACCGCATTGGGGTACGCCAACGCATGCTCTGCCCCCACCTCCAAGGCCATGGCCGCAATCTCCGCGGCATCCACCGCACCCAGCTTGTAGCCCGGCGCACCCCGCAGCTCACGCTCCAGAGTGCCCGGTTGCTTGTGCAGGCGCAGGGCTACGGCATCAAGCCCCCCGGGGTAGTGGCGCGCGGTGCGCCGTACGGCATCCAGCAAATTCATAGCTCAAACCCCCACGTAACAGCTATAGATCGACAAGCGCCCCGGCCGCACACTGCGGCCATGAGGCGAGGAAAAGAAAGCACCCAACCACGCAGCCATGCGAAGCGCCGCGCACCTGCCCGCGCGCGGCACACCCGATGGGGGGAGGAGTTGCGCCCCGGCGGCATGGCCGTGGGCGTGGAGGGTGGCAAAGGGTGGGCGCCCACAGCCGCAGCAGCACAATGGAGTTCCTACACAACCACTGGCCACGAAAGGGGCGCCCATGGAACAGACAGAGGCCGACGCACTGATCGGCCAGTTAGCGGCAGACGCCACCGTGCGCGACGCAATGCTGATCGCGCTCATGGAGCTACACCCCACCCTGCGCGCTGCAATAGAGGCGAAGGTGGTGGCAACGGCCCCCGCAACACGGCTTGCGCTGCCTCAGCCTCAGGTGGCGGCGTTCGATCAGCGCTTGCGGGAAGTGCTGAGCTTGATGCGCAACGCATAGCAACGCTCGCGTTCAATCGCCTGCACATCTCCAGCCTGCGGCGTGTGGTGCTAACCATGGGCCACCTCCTGCGTGGTGGATTGGCTCGACGCGTCGGCTCGGGAGCCATCGCCCGAAACACCCATGCGCACAGCCAGTGCGCTCAGCGCCTGACCAATCGAATACCTGGGATCTTTGGTCCGCCCACCAGCCAGGTCGCTGATGGTGGATTGCGCGCAGCCGCATTCGGCTGCTATCTGCGGCTGGCTCAAGCCCGGCATGTCATTCACCTTCGACTTGTTGAAGGACTGGCTCAAGGCCGAGATCTCGCAGGGCCTGCCGGCCCTGCGGGCTTTGGCATAACGCTGTGCGAATCGACATGGCCGCGGCGATCAGCCCGGCCTGCGCTGTGTTACCTAGCTGGGCCATACGCAATTGGGGCGCCGGGTCCTGAGGCGCCGACCCAGCCAGATGAAATAGGTGCCGCATCAGCAGGGCAATCTCAACGGGGAGTGGCTTTTCCTCAAGCATCAGGACACCCCCTGCGTGGTGGCCTGCTGCACCCCTGTCAGATGGCGCAGGAAAAGATCCGGGCGAGCCAGCTTCACCGCTGGTGGTATCCCCCGGTGAAGCCAGTTCTGGACGCGTTGCTGCCCGCCCCGCTTAGGCAGGTTCAGCAGCTGCGCCACCTTTGATGGACCACCGAGAGCGGTGATGATCTGGATGTCTGTTTCGGGTGCAGTCATGAGACCACATTGTAAACGCCGCGTTTACTAAAAAGTCAATCATGACGTTTAACAACGTGCCGTTTAGCGATTTGACAATCGCAAACATGTCCCCCGAGCCTCATAAGTCATACGTCAGACTGGTTAAAGCCGCGTCTGAGTTGCGCAACGTATCCACGCCTGCGGCCATTGCCAGGATGCTCAACATCAGCCCGCAGACGCTGACGAACTGGGCAAAACGGGGGGTATCTGAAACGGGCGCTCTACAGGCGCAGAAGGCCATCGGCTGTGATGCCAACTGGCTGCTGGGCGATGAAGACACGCCCATAGCGCGACCCGCCATTGCGACATCGATCCACGACCGTCAGGCCCCGTATACGGTGAATCCATGGCCCTTCAAAGGTTTCACAGCGCGTGAATTCATCACCCTAATCGATGCCGACCGCCGCATGCGCATAGAGGCAGAGATCACCGGTCTGATTACCCTGGCAAAACAAGGCGATGCCAGACTCACCAAAGCAGGATGACACGGGTGACAGGAAGGGTTTATAACGTGGACTTTGTAAGCAAATGCTTACGCGACACGTACAACTCCGGCTCATGAAAATCAGTGCATCTTTCGCCGATCCCCCGTCCTTTGAACCGGACTACTGCGTGCGGATGGAAGGCCGCGACAAGGGAATCATCAACGCATGGCTGGCGGGCATCGATATGGCTCGGCAGCGGCCTGAATTACGCACCCAAGCGTTGTCCGATGCACTACCAGTGCTGCCCTATCGCGGCGGCGTGGAGAAAAAGCTCAAACTCAAACAGAAGACTGGGTCGCTGCTGTACCTGGCCATGTGGCAGGGACTACGTGGCGATGATCTGGATATTGACATGGACAGCGAGCCAGTCCGGGTCTGCAGCAGACACGGCGTGCGCGTGTTATTCACGCTGGACTACGGAAAGCTCATGAATTCTGATAGCGAGTAGGGAGTGCACTCATGGAGCCAGCCATCGCCGTAGCCATAGGCAACCGCAATTTAACAAAGGCGTCTCAGGTGTTGATGGGCATAGTGACCGGTATCACTGCCGATGCCCATCTGCACGACCTGGAACTGAAGATGCTGTCAACGTGGTTGACCGCCAACGAAGAAGTGGCTTCCACATGGCCCGGCTCCGCAATTGCGCGCCATTTGCAGGACATCATGGCCGATGGTGTCGTGACCGAGGACGAGCGTGCTCATTTTTTATCTGAGTTGCAACGCATCATCGGTGCCGACTTTGCCGAGACCGGGTCTGTATCACCCGAAGTTGCAGGCCTTCCGTTCGATACAAGCTGCGAGCTGGAGGTGCGTGACTCAACGCTGTGTTTCACTGGCACCTTTGTCTACGGCACCCGCGCTGCCTGCGAAAAGATCACCACTGCAGCAGGCGGAATCTGCACCAGCACCGTATCCCGCAAGGTCGCATACCTCGTGGTCGGAACCCATATCTCCCCCGACTGGGTATCCACTTCCTATGGACGCAAGATCCAGTCAGCCATGGACCTCCAAAGACAGGGGCACCCGATAGCCATACTGAGCGAGCAGCGATGGCTTGATGCCATGCGAGCAATCTAAGCAAAGCCAAACCGCCACAGGGCGGTTTTTTAACGCCATGTTTTAAACACGACGTTGACAGCGATTGGAAACACGGTGTTTAATTCTGCCATCCACACCACGGAGGGCAGCAATGCACACACCATCCCCCAGTGCACACGCGTGCACAAAGATCACGTTCGAGGTCGACAGCGACCGGCTGGACGGCTACACCGACGAGTACCTCGTCCAGCTGTGGCACATCAGCCAGGCCAACCCGGCGCCGTTCGGTGACCGGCAGGCCTGCGAGCTGACGGAGCGCATCGGCCGCGAGATCATCCGCCGCTACGTCAGCAACCAGCCTCCCGCGCTGTGGAATCACCAGGGGCGGCACGTACTCACGCAAGTGCGCATCGCCGCCGAGTACGCTGCCCCGTCCGTCGCGGACATCATCGAGCGCCTGCAGGCCCAAGTGCAGCCTGGCGAAGTCATCACACTCGACGAAGCCACCAGCCTACTGAATCTGCCCGACGAGCCGGGCATGCAAGGCCGGTTGACCACTGCCCTGAGCTGCGCCGGCTTTACGCGAGGTCGTTTTGGGGACCTTCGCCTGTGGGCATGGAAGGCTCCCGCCGGGCCGCTTCGTCCTGAATCTCCAGGCGAGCTTCCCGCAGCGCCGAGTACGCATCAACAACAGCCTGGCGCATGTGATCAATGCCTACATCCGAGCGCTGCGCCCATCCCTGAAGCACAGCAGCAGCCAGATAGCTCGCTTGCGCAAAAAGTGCCTCATCAATCTGCTTGGCCATCTCTTTCTCCTTTGGAAGTCGGCGGCAGTGTATCCAGCACGCAAGGCGGTGCAGCATGACCGCCCACCCCTCCCCAAACGCCGTCAACACCCAGTTGCTGCGCGTGCTGGGCATCACCGCCACCGACATCACCGCAGCCGACATCGAGCTGCGCCCCGGCCTGTACCCGCTGGTGACGTACAGCCAGGTGGTGCGCACCCTTCGCCTACCCACGAATGGCGAGCTGCGCGAAGAGCTGCACCGCTACCGCCTGGTGCCTGAGGCCCAGCCCACATTCAACCTGGACGCGATGTGCGAACAGGCGCGAGAGGCAGTGGCAAAAACCGCCTATGACGCATGGCTCACGCACCTCGCTGCCATCAAAGAAGACTTCGAGCCCTTGCGCAGAAAGGCCGGCGAACGCCTCCTCCAGCGCGCGGGCGATGTCCTTACCCTGCAAGCGGGAGGTGCAGCATGACCGCCCCCAACTGGCTCACCGCCTTCGCACTCACCCTGGTCGTGGGCTGGTTTGCCGCCTGGGCCGACTCCACCGCCGACCGCCCCAGCGCCGCCAGCCAGGCCGCGCAGGAAGAGGCCGCAGCCCTGGCCAGCCGCGACTGGGTAGCTGCCCAGGTGTGCGCTGGCCGCCCGTTTGAGTGGCTGGACGACAAGACCCTTGTATGCCACCGCGAGGTGCGCCCATGAGGCTCGCCGCCATCGCCGCCCTATCGGTCCTGACCTGGCTGCTGGCGCTGGTCGCCGCAGTCGTTCTCACCGCGTGCATCGCCGTGGCAATGCCCGGCACGCACTGACCACCACCACACGCACAGGAGGCCGCCATGCACACGTGTGCACTGCACCCCGACGCATCCGCCGATCTGTTCGGCGACATGCCAGAGCCGCAGCCGCCGCAGCTGGAGTTCACCGGCACGCTGGCCGCGCCACCTGTCATCCGCACCCGCAGCGACCACGGCCGCCCCATCCCCGTGCTGTGCGTGGAGCTGCAGGGCGTAGGGCCCCACGGCCACACGCTGCATGCCGAAGTGCCGTTCACCGAAGACCAGCGCAAGGCCGCAGAGGCCCAGGCCAACACCCTGCGCGCCGGCCAACGCGTGGCCGTCACCACCCCCATCACCACCCTGCGGCTGAGCCTGCCGCAGGCCACATCCGTAGCCCTCGCGGCCGATTGACCACCACCATGCAAGCCAAGACCATCACCATCCACATCACCGACACCGCCGGCGGCGGCGTCACCGTGCTCACCACCGCCGGCACGCCCCTGCCCGGCCTGCGCCTGACCCCCGCCGAGGCCCTGGCCACCGACCTGATCAACACCTGCACCCACCGCGCCAGCGACGTGCACTACTGGCAGGGCAAAGACCGCGCCCTGGAGCTGCTGCAGGAACTGGTCAACCCCGACGAACTGGGCTACGACGCCAGCGAAACCGTGCGCCGCCGCGCCTGCGCGGTGCTGGGGCGTGTGGGAGGGACGGCAGCATGACTGATACGCAAAAAATAAAGCAGGCAGCGCCTGCCGCTGTGGCGGGGCCGCCCAGCATCAACCTGCGAGAACTGGGATCAGAACTGCGCAAGGTGCTGTATTGCCTGGGAGGGCCTGAAATTTGGGCGCTTTACCGTGACGGCGCGCAAGTCCGGTATCTGGACAAGTTTGAAAACGACTTTGTTGATTCTTCGCTCGCCGCCGCGCCCACCACCCAGGCTGCGCGCGACGTGCTGGCGGAGCGCCAGCGCCAGATCAGCGACGAGGGCTGGACGCCCGAGCATGACGACACGCACGGCCCGTTCGCCCTCGGCACGGCGGCGGGCTGCTACGCGATGTACACGCTGGCCTTCCCCGAGGGCGACCCCCCTCCCGGCTGGCCGTGGGCCACCGAATGGTGGAAGCCGCGCGACCACCGCCGCAACCTGGTCAAGGCCGGCGCCCTGATCTTGGCCGAGCTGGAGCGCTTCGATCGATACCAGGCCCACGAAGGCGGTGCAGCATGAGCCGCCGCCCATCCACATCCTCCGCGCACATCCACGTGGTGCCTGTAGCGGTCCCGCGCGCCCCAGGCCTGCACGCCGTGGCACGCCCAGGCCGCAAGACACCATCGGCACGGTTCCTAGCGAACATGCCCATCAGCAACGCCAGCAGCCGCGCCATCTACGACGGCGCCGAGCTGCGCGCGCATGTGCGCCCCGGCTCGCAAGTGGCCTTCAGCCTGCCCAGCCGCGTTGGTAACCGACTGCACTTCCCTGATGGCCGCGTGACGGATCTGCAGGGCAACTACATCGGCCGTAGCGCATGAGCGAACAGGCCACCTCCCCCGACTGGTACGCCGCAGACAAGGCCTACCAACTGCACCACTGCAGCTGCGGCATCTGCCGCGCCGCAGGTGCACGGCCCGGCGCCGCCCAGCGCTGCCCCACCGGGGCGCAGCTGTGGGCCACGTACGAACAGGCGGGCAACCCGCCGCACTTCAACTGGCTGAAGAGCACCACCCCTTCCCCGTGAGGCAACACCATGGCAACCGACTTTCACGACACCGTAACCACCCCCCTGCCCCAGCCCGGCGCAGGCCCGCAGATGCGCATGGTGGAGGTGGCCCTCATCGAAGAGAGCACCACCAACCCCCGCAAGCACTTTGACGCCACCAAGCTGCAGGAGCTGGCCGACAGCATCGCCGCCACCGGCGTGCACCAGCCCATCTTGCTGCGGCCGCTGCCCGGACACCGCGTGCCCGACACGTGGGGATTCCGCCGCAAGGACGCGCCCTTGCCCGCCTACGAGCTGGTGGCCGGCGCCCGCCGCCTGCGCGCATGCCGCCTGGCCAAGGTGGCCGAGATCCCCGCCATGATCCGCGAGCTGACGGACGAGCAGGCGCTGGAGATCCAGGTAATCTAGAACCTGCAGCGCGAGGACG